GGTAGATTGTAATGTGGATCAGGATAAAATATTGAATGTAATATCTTTAGTCCTTTTAAGTTTGCTATCTCAACATGCATCTTCCTGAGTGAAGGACACTGATACATTTTGTTTGTAATGATCAAGTCATCCTTCTTCACTTCAGGAAATGGACTCTCTAATGATTTGACATCAGGAAAACTCTCCATCACCTGAGTGATTGCAAATGATAGATCGTCTACAATGTCACGCATAACTGAAAAAGAACTCCCTGATTAATTTTTCTGACTCTTCCTTACCAAATGCATTGGATAAGTATCCTGAGATAGGATCAAGTCTTATCATATACTTATCAAAATCATGATACAAACTGGTGTCCATGCCAGTAGGTTTTGCTTTCTCTATCATCTCTTTATAAAGTGACAAATAATATTTGAATGTTGGTATATATGTATCAACCTGTGACATCTCACAGTACCTTACAAATATATTATTAGAGAAGTGATTACCTGGTTCAAAGAAACGATATGTTTCTTCTGTCTTAGGTAATGGTGGTACATCTAATAGATAATTTTCTACTGGATGTTGGAAATCAAATACTATGATAACTTTCTTCTCAAAGAAACCCATAAGATCCATCCCAAAACAAGGGAGGTTAGCCCCTGTCTTAGGATAGATCACATTGTTATGGATATTTAATTTGTCATCCCAGATGTCAACATGTCTGGACTTAATAAAATACTGACCTGAATACAGGTCAGCAGTAAGATGGACATCTTTTTTATTAGTCCAATGAACATGTTGTTTCTCAAACTCCATGTCAGGGAAAGTCTCAAAGACTGCTGACCTGTAGTTTGACCAGAGATCCTTTACCATACCGCGTGGTATGGTATTATCATTACTCCTCTGCGAGTTGTCTGAAGTAGGAGAGTGCATCATCATCTTCAACTATTGATTCTTCTTTCACTTGTGGTGAGTTAGCAGCTACCTTAGCACGAAACGATGAAGGTTCAGGTGCTTTGACTGGTTCAAACTCCTCACTGTCCACACTAGGAGCAGGAGCAGGACGCTTACCTAAACCAAGAACAAGATTCAATCTGTTCTGTAGTTCTTCATAAGTCTTGAACTGATCCTTAGAAGTAAATGCTTCTAACGAATGTTCTTTGTTCCAGATTGCTTCCAATTCAGTATCATCTGAAGACAAAGCACTAACACTATCAAACTCACTGCTGTCATAGTTCCAGAAACCTGCTACCTTTTTGATCTTTAACTTAAAGTTAGCACCTTCCCAAAAATCAAACACATTTACAGGTGTTTCATCTTGGAACTCAGGTTGCATTGCTGCAAGGATCTTGTCGTGGATCTTCTTACCATACTTATACAAGAATACCTTACCCTCATTCTCAGGGTGCTTTGGATCCTTAATGACTTGGATGTTACTGTAGTAGGATAACTTACGCTTCTGTCTACGTGCAGTGTCCTTGTCTGCATCATCACCACTGTTCCAAAGACGGCGATTGATCTCACCTACTGGATCACTTTCTCCTAGTGTAGTGAGACTGTTCTCAATGTACCAACCACCAGGTCCTTGGAATGCATGACTATAAACCTTTGCCCAAGGTACTGTTTCACCTTCTGGTGCTGGTAAGAAACGGATAACTGCGTACCCATTACCTGATGCATCTACCTCTGGTTTCCAGAAGCGTTCATCTACTTGTTTGCCACCACTGACAGACTTTTCTAATTCTTTTTGTAAAAATTCTAGATTGGATTTCTTTTTTAATTGTGCAAATGACATAGGATTGTTTTAGATTTAATTGGATTGGGGTGGGAGGTTGGAATAATGTATACCAACAAGTACAGGGCATTTCTACATAAGTAAATTTTTACTGTACCGCCTGAGTCCCATCTGGTAGGATGATTCTGTGTAAACACAGCGAGCACCACCTCTGACTCATCACCTTAACTAGACCATTGCCAGCAAGTTTAATTCAGTCACTCCCTTGTCAGGTAGCGAACCCGACATCTATATTTATAGCACAACCTAAGGGCGTTTGTCAACCCTTTTGTTCCTTATCGCTGATATGTTTTCTCATGGTAGCAATCTTGTCCAACAGTTCATCAAACATGGACAGGATAGATGTTCCAGGAGTAGCACCAAGCATTACAATACCCTGCATCATGTTCTCTTGAACAGATTTTGCTTCAGGATCATCACTCAACTGAAGTCGAGCATAGAATACCTTCTGCTTTTCTATTAATCTCTCTAGGGCATCAAAATATTCTTCCTTCTTCTCTGCATCTAAAAGAACGAACTGCATTGAAGATCGGAAACAAAACTGCTGGAGTTCCATCATCTCTTGGATGTCTCCACGAACTAACTCTGACTGAAAGAACTTACTCATACTAGCATCAACTTTGCTCTACTTGTTTTCTTCATGAAGTTAAGTTGTTGTGCATCAAACTTTAACTTCTCTTTTAATGGTTTTGATATCAATTTAGATACACTATCTATTTCTATCTCATTCATCTCACAAAAGTGGATAACCGAATCAATATAGTTCATGTCTGGATTGTCGAATGCAATCTTTTCCACTTCCTGCGAGAATTTCGCAGCGGTCATAAATTTATCCTCAAGTAATTGCTTTTTATCCATTTCGTTGTTGATAATCGTCTATGTATTCAATCAATGTCAAGAGATATTCTTTCTTGGGTGGATTGATTTTCACCTGTGTCTCACCGTTTTCACAAGCAACGATTGTCACCAGTTGTTCAACAGTTATACCATAAAGTTCTTGTAAGCAACAAGCATACGCTGTCTCTTGTATAAAATAATCATACAAGTATGCCTCTCTTTTAGGGGCAGCAGATGTTTTAAAATCTATGATGGATAGTTTACCATCAAAGTCAGCAATACAATCTACACGACCAGCAATCTCAAGATGATTTGAGTACAATGCTGCTTCCAGTAAGTATATATTACTGATACGATCCAGTACTTTTTGGGAACTGTGGAACATGACTACAGGTAGTGGAGACTCCTTATAGTCATCAATTTTTAATTTATTATTGAGATAATCTTCAGTGATACTATGAAACTTTGTACCACGAGCAGCAGAACTAGAAGATATACTTGCTGCTTTCTCCTTACCAACTCGTGCTCTCCATCTAGCAAGACCTGCTTGCTTCTTAGGATTGCTACTAATTACTGTGGTAACTGAAGGGTAACGCTTGCCATCTGGTGTAAGGTATAATCTCTTACCCTTTACCATCTCAGCAACCATTTCAATTGGTTTCACCTTATCATTATGTTTGAAGATCATAAACTCAAGTTGATTTTATTAATAAGATATGATTTAACTAATCCAGAGCGAACGATATCATCTATACCAAACTCAACCAGAGAAAACTCAGACATTCTACTCAAGATCCTTTGGAAGTCAAGGATACCAGTACGCTCATGTGATTTAATAAGATCAGTTTGAGCTGCGTCACCACAGAAACAAATCTTACTATCTTGTCCTACTCTTGTTATTATACTATCTAACTCATGAAAATTCAAGTTCTGGCACTCATCAACAATAACAATAGCATTATCAAATGTAGTACCACGAATGAAACTGGTTGACCAAAAAGAAATAGTTTCCTGTTGCTTTAGATTCTCATACAACATCTCATATGAATTATCATCTGGCATCATGAACATGGACTGAACCATCTTCTTGTATGGAACCTGAAAGAGATAAGACTTATCTTCATGGTCACCAGGTAAGAAACCAATCTCCCTACTAGGAACCAAAGAACGAACTAGATATATCTTTTCATATGGAGTGTTGTCAGCCAACACATCCTTGAGTGCATTATAGAGAGCAATGTATGTCTTGCCTGTACCTGCTACACCATAAGCATACATCATTTTACCATCAGCCCAAGCATCAAAGAATAACTTTTGATTATCTGTGATTGGTTCAACAGGCAACATGGTTGCGTTGTTAATTGGCTTGCGTCTTTTCTTCTGCTTTGCAGTCATACCTGCTCCTGGTGCTTTAGTTGTTCTCTTTTTTGCAGTCATCTAACCCCACTTCTCTGCGATTGATCTGTTGGTTGGTGCTTTAGGCAACACTTTGTTCTTCATGATGTCAGCCCATCCTGGATGAGTTGTCTTCATTTTAGATTGCCAGTCACCTACTTCACCTACACCAGCGACTCCTTTAGACCAGTCCTTATCCCAGTCAGGATTAGCATCCTTCCAGTCACAGTACTCTTGCATAGACATGCGAAGTTCTTTCTCTTCACCAGTCTCTTTGTTTTTTACAGGGTATGTTGGCATTAATTCCACTCCAATGCTTCGGAACAAATAGGAAAT